GGAACCATTAGCTTTAATTTTTGGTTTTACTTTCTTCACTGCCTACAGTGTCGGCAGATTCGTTTTAAACCACAGCTGGCCGCAGAATGACCGCCACACCCGCCACAAGTCAGTACTTAAATCAGTACATCACAGAACGGTTGCCGTTACTGGAACAAGGAGGCTTTGATGTTCCTGGAGATCCTCCAAGTATTGCAGTAGACCGACGATATGTCCCTTTACGGGATCCCGCGCAGCAAGGGTAGATTGTTTTTTAAATCATGACTGCTAGAATTACGTCATGGATTGGGCAATTTGATGGAAGCCAGTGGTCTGAACCTTCCAATGGATGCAGAATTTGCTATTCATGCAGCAGCCTTTGCTATCCGTGAGATGGACAGGGACGAGCTAGAAGAAACTTTCCTTGACCTACTCCATCAACGAGCTATGGATCGGCAAATGTTCTTAAACATTTTGAAAGATCATGGCATTGATGCCGACATCAGCTTTAATTCCCTTACTCAAAGCCAACTCTCTTAATACCGATGGCCGTCACTCGTACTATTAAAGGCACCCTAGACAAGCTGCAGGTCAGTGGTGGCTCTGAAATTACATACCTTGGCCCCACAGCAGCAGGAAATGTTGGCGATTTAGTGCGCGGCTTTCGCGTTGACCCCGCCTCCACTGGAGACATCATTGTCAAAATTGATAAGAGCGCTTCTCTGATCGATATGGAAATTTTTCAAGAAGACGCATACGGAACAGGCAATGCTCCCTCAGGTTATCAAAAATTCTTCAATATTTTTAAAGCCGGTAAGGGCAAAGGCGCTATCGGTATCACAGTAACGGATGCGTCTAAAAATTATGTTGTGTTGCTGTCGTTTGATGATTATAGTGACGCGTCCTATATCGGCAGCGTGGTGATTCCGTAACTGCTAATATTGGTTCGCTTGTAAGCGGACCATGGAATACCAAAGCCCTTTCCTTAACGACACAGCCGTAAAGCTTATCCAGCTTTACACCCCGGCCAGAACCGATTGTGGTTTTGGCCGTTTTGCTGCGTATAAAACAGAACACGGTGAATGGCGAATCGGATATGGTTCAAAAAAAATAGGTAAAAAATGGGTCGGCATGTTTACCAGGGCAACAGAAAAAGAAGTAAAAGAACAGTTGATAAGAGATTTAGAAGAGTTTGCACCGAAAGTAGCACATTATGTTGCTATGCCGACTAATCTTAAAAAACGTGCTGCTATTTTAAGTTACGCACATAGTATTGGCCTAGCAGCATTTAAAGAATGCAACCTTCTGGAGTTGATTAACAAGCGGGCCAGCAAGAACGCCATCATTAAAGAATGGAGTCCTTACATCAACCCGCTGTATCGACATTCTGCACCATTTTTAAAAGAACGCCGCAGAGTTGAACTTAATACTTACCTGGCTCCGGATGAACAAGTCCCGCTTTTTATTGAGCATAAGTGTGTACTAAAGCACTGCTTACTCAACATCGGAGAAAACTACATGGGTACACCCAATCAAATCAAAGCAATTGAATATTTAGAACGAAAAGTTTTGGAATGGGATCCAACTGGAGAAACTATTCGTCGGTTTTTTCGTTATTGGAATCAAGAGCAAGGGGGACTTGGCTCCCCCAAGAATCTTTAGTATCCTGTAACCAGTCCAACATATCAATGAGCTGCAGTTCTGGACAGTACTCATGAAGAATTTTATCAGGATCCATATTCTTCCCATGCAGCAATTAATCGCTTCAAATACCATTCTGCTTTTTGTAAATCTTGTAAAGAATTAAACTTCGTTTCGTACCGCCACAAATATTTCAAAACGTTACCTTTTAAGTATCCACAAAAAGCTTCATTGGTTAACGACGCCTCAATAGCATCAATGCACTCCACAGAACCTGAAGTGTAATGGGAGGGGCTATTTACCATGTCTTCCATGGGTTTGCTTCTGTCAGAATGGTTCCATGAGCCTACAGACTAGCACTGATTACGATATTGACAACCGTTATAGCGGTGCCAGAGGTGCTACGGATAACACCATTGGGAAACGTGCCCTAGCAAAGGCCATTGCACAACGAAGAATCGATCAGCGTTCTTCTTTAACTCAAGATCGCCAAGAAGATAACCGCTTCATAGTTTCAGGCCCTGGCGATTCTACCTACTCCTTTAAAAATGCTTACGGAGCACCACGCGGACCAGCACAACGCCGTATTGCCAGAACTACTCAATAAATGACTCTCCCAATATGGGAGAAAACCTCAATAAACCGGTCTGCCTGGTTAAATCCGAGTTCAGCCCGGGGAAGATAAACAAAATAACCCCAGGTAAAAGGCCCCGCCGGGCATGTCAAACTTCTACCGTGGACGAGATTACAACGCTTTTCTGGAATACACACAGGGTAATCCCATATACTTATACATGCCCGCATTACTTCGTGATTAGTTGTAAAAAATAAAGCTTCTGGAATATTGCGAAGTTTCCATTCTTTTTCTAATCTTTTAAACCATATAGCAGATGGTGCTTTAACACCGGGACCGCCACCACGTAGGCCCCATCTCCAAGTGCCACGTGCCTTACTGTAAGAGCATCTGCCGTAAGTAGGTGGAAATAAGTACGTTTTACCGGTCCACGGCTCTTCTGTATTAAGTCCGTCCTCCTTTAAAGTATAAATTTTTTTGGCTCTTAGAAATTGATCATTCGCTAAGTGTGTTGAACACGGATCTAGATCAATATCACCTAAAAGTGCATCAATATAAGGAAGATATTCAACTGGGGTCAGCCAATCATCGACAATGTTGGTTATTCTTTTGTAAGCAATATACTTGGGCGCCCAGTATTTTTCCGTCACGTAATAATTGAACCTTGGATTGGTTTTTCAAGATTGTAATGGATTAGCGACATATGCTTATCATCTTGAATGATAAAAAGAGCTTCTTTATCAGGATCTAACGCCTCTGCCCGCCCAATTGCCTTTTGCATAACTTCTTCAGGACCCGACATTTCCTTATTTCGGAAGTCATCCAGTGCATTGATCATATGAGGAACCGTCAAGTAGAACATGGTTTCTGCTTCCTTTTCGGCTTTCGGGACATACACCATAGCACCTGGGCCCTCGCTTGTATAGAAGGCGATGTAAAAATCGCACATGTCCGCACAGATCCGTTCAATTGTTAATTGAATCAGTACTTGCTCTTCATCAGTAGGATTGGCCAGGTAAAGCCGGGAAAGTAGTTCCTTGCGTCGGTTAGTCATAGTAATTAATGGTTAGCAGTATCTTAACAAGGTTTTAAGAAAATTTCATTTCGTAGTTGCCGCCTCTCCTGGTGCGGGCCGAATAAAGTCCCCCAAACCGGAACGTTTCAATGTTTCACGGATTTTCGGTAAAGGAACGTAAATGACAACTTGCTTATTCAGGTTACCCATTTTCTTAACCAATTTACCGTTTTCATCTTTCAACTTGGACAGCTCGTTCTGCCTGATCAAATATTCAGCAACACAACGGTATCTGCGTTTTGTTTGCAGATCAATGGAATCAAATCGTTCGCAAATTGTTGCGGGTTGCATATCGCTAAACGTGATACGGATCTGATCTGCTAAGGAAAGACCAAGAATTACGTCATTTGAACTGGTTTCGTACGTCTTAAGCAACTCAAGGTACCGTTGCAGATCTGGAGTTTTAAAGCTTCCCGAGGGGGGCAGGAACATGCTCACCTGTTCAGCTAAAGAAATCTTAAGTTTTTCTTTATAATTCTCTACCGTGATCTCGGCAATATCCAGATTCGTAAACCGATAGCTCAAATAAGACTTGGAAACAGCAGGGGTCGTAACAATTTCTTCATCTTCCGCCTCCTCTTCTAGCCAGTCATCTAACTCCATTGAAAATCAAGTTTATCTTTCGTCATAGCTTAGCGAATTTTTTACGATTTTTCCATTGGTTTCGATGGTCGATCCGTAAAATCCACTCATAGTACTTGCGAATGTCCTCCATATCGTCAGGGTCTCCGGTAAATGGGTTTCCTCCAGAATTACAAGCAGCCCAAAAGGACCTTGCAATAAGCCGTTGTTGGTACGTCATCAAAGTGTAGAGGAGCACATTAGTGGACACTTTGGATAAAAGTTGGCTAAACTCTTCCATATCTGGACAACTATCATCATGAAAAGGCCGATCACAGTCGCTGAACTTTTGCTGGTGCTGATCCTCGGGCCCTTGGGCTTCGTCGGGGCTCAACATCTTTACGGATTTGTCACGAGTAAAATCAGTGTAACAGTTCAATTGAAGTAGTACACACCATGGGTGGAAGCAGACCAAGTGCACCGACGGTAGTCATGCCTGCCCCGACTTCACCTACGATTTATAAGTCGGTTGTTCCACTTGAAAGTTATCAACAAGCTGCTGAATATTTGGGGCGTATTAAACAACAAACCCAAGAGGCTCAAGATAAGCTTTACGCGCAATCAGGAACTCCTGAGGAGATTGGTGTACGTCAAGCAGCAACTCGGCAGCAAGCAGCAGGTACTTATTTAGCTACGCTTCCGAAAGGTGATAAATGGCTGCAGTCAACAACAGGTGAAATAGATCCGTACGCTCCTGCGCGAGAATCAGCGCAACAAAACTTAACACAATCTCAAATAGAGTACGCTGAAGCTTTGAAAAAGCTCGGTAATAAACCTGCACCTGCATACACTGATACAGGCAGCACGCCTTCTTGGGCCACTTCAACAATTGCCGAAGGTATGCCTGGTTACAACCCAAGCACAAAAACTGCTTAAATCTTAAATAGATTCCGGTTCTGCACCAGCTACGTATTCAACAGGTAGTTGGTGTGGATCAAATCCTTCAATTGGAGGAGTGTTTTGCGGCTCCTCAACCCAGTCGGTGTATACATCCGTGAGCACCTCGTAACTCTCAATAGGAATTAGCTTAAGGTCGCCCTTTTCACATTGGATCCTGTAGTGGACTTTATTGTCAGCTACGTCATCAATGATTGCCTCAAAGTCTTCTTCCAATTGCTGGATCGTGACAACTTTCATGGTTACCTAGATGACTTTTGTCAGGTTAGCAGATATTTGATTAAGGTGAAACCCCCTCTCGTGTGTAA